GGAGAAAGAGAATGGTTTCCATCTGTGAAGTTTAAGTTCAATAAAAAAGAAAGTTAATAACAATGAAACTATCAAGAGTTATACTTGGTGAAATACTATATTACGATCCAGCATTTGAAAAAGTGACAGATCAACTAAGAGATAAAGGTGCAAAATACCTAGGCTCAGGAGATTATGGATCAGCATACTTACTAAACGGTAGAGTATACAAAGCAACAACAGACGAAGTAGAATTAGAACATGCAGCTATATTAAAAGGTAAAAAAACAAATAACTTTGCTAAAATATATGATGTAGAAGTTATAAACCCTAAACTAGGGGTAATACAAATGGAAGTTTTAGGAGAATTTAAAGGAGATATTCCTGAAGAGTGGGTAGAATCATTAGAAAAAGAATCAATCAGATTAGGAATAGACCCAGACGAACTAGATATCAGGCCATCAAATATTATGGTTAATCAAAAAAATCATTTAAAATTAGTTGATATTTAGAATTATTTTTCTTATATTATAAGATAATAGTTACGGACAACTAAATGGATTATACTTTTTTACTTGGATCTATAGAGAATTTACTAGGTAAATCTCATAAGAGAGCGAGAGCAAATCATGCTTTCCATTGCCCTTTTTGTAATCACCGCAAACCTAAGTTGGAGATTAATATGGCTACTAATGAAAAAGGCCATAACCCTTGGGAATGCTGGGTATGTCAAACAAAAGGCCGTACTATCCGATCACTACTCAAACAACTTAACACACCTAAAGATCAAGCTGCACTTATACTGAAGTACCTACCTAAAGGTTCAGAAACAGAATATACAGGTACATCTATAGTTGAACTCCCTAAAGAGTATCAAAGATTAGATGAAGCAACTAACACATCAGTTGTAGCAAATTTAGTTAAAAAATACCTATATGACAGAGGCCTTACCGACAATGATTTTATTAAATATGGTATTGGATACTGCACAAGTGGAGAATATGGAGGAAGAGTTATTTTGCCGAGTTATTCTGGATCCAACAGGCTCAATTATTTTGTTGGAAGAAGTTTTGACGGCAACTATTTTAAATACAAAAACCCGGAATCTTCCAAAGACATAGTATTCTATGAGAATTTAATAAATTGGGACTGTCCTATTATATTATGTGAAGGAGTATTCGACGCTATAGCAATAAGGAGAAATGCAATACCCATTTTAGGGAAAAGTATATCCAATGAACTTTGGAGAAAAATATTAACAAGTAAATTAACAGACATCTATATAGCTCTAGATTTAGACGCTCAAGATGCAGCTTTAAAAATGGCTGAAAAATTCATCGCAGCAGGATTTAGAGTATTTCTAATTGAACTACCAGGTAAAGATCCTTCCGAAATGGGATTTCAAGACTTTACTAAACTAGTACAGAACGCAATAGAATTAGATTTTTCTAAGATAATGTTGCAAAAATTAAATTTATGATAAAGCAAGGAATGAACATTCTTGAACAGAATGAAAAAAAGAGATTAGATTTTAACCCACAACTAAAGCAGATTAATTTCCTAGATAGAAGAGTTTACAAGAGAGGCGAAGGAGTATATTACCCGTCCGTAACAACTATACTCCAGTATATGCCCAAGAACAAGTTTTTTGAGTCTTGGCTTAAAGACGTTGGGCATAACGCCGATCTTATTATGAGACGAGCTGGAAAGCAAGGAACACAGGTACATGAAGCATGTGAACAGCTAGTACTAGGTAAAGAAGTTACCTGGATGGATGATTACGGTAATGCAAAGTACTCTCAAATAGTTTGGGAAATGATATTAAAGTTTGCTGACTTTTGGAGAACACATAAGCCGGAATTAATATCTGCTGAAGATTTTGTATGGTCAGACGAACATAAGTATGCAGGAACTGCAGATTTAGTGGTAAAAATGCACGGACAAATATGGTTACTAGATATTAAAACATCCAACTCCATTCATAAATCTTATGACTTACAGCTTTCAGCTTACGCAAAAGGGCTAGAAGAAGCAAAAGGAATAAAAATTGAACGTACAGGTATTATATGGTTAAAAGCACACTCTAGAGGTCCATCAAAACAGAAAAACGTAATTCAAGGAAAAGGGTGGAAAGTTTTACAAATAGATGAAATAGAGGAGAACTTTGAACTGTTTAAGATGATATATAAACTCTACTCACTAGAGAACCCTAATACAGAACCTATTTATAATAGTTACCCTACAACTCTAAAACTATAATGTATGAAGAACTTATTATTTTTAATACTAATATTAACATTAACAGGATGCGCTTCTGTACAAGTTAGCACTTTAAATCATGACCCTATATACAGCATAGAAGGATCAGATGCAGAAATAGTAGTAATAAATAATGAGTTTGAACTTCAACGATTATTAAGAACAGATTTTAATTTTAGGTTAGATTTTGCTCAATATGCTTTGAGTCAACCTAGATCATTTGATTGGAATAACCGTATACTGGGTAATAGGTATAATAGATATAATCCATACTACAGGTTTGGGTACAGCCCTTACTGGAATAGAGATCAGATGTGGAACGATTGGGCATGGGGTTATACTAGCTGGAATTCTTGGGGTTCACCTCATAGATGGTCCCCTTTTGGGTACGATAGATGGGGATATAACAACTGGACTAATAGTATACACTATGGATACGGTTGGAATAATTACTACGGGTGGAACAATAATGGTTGGAACTATTGGAACTATTATCCTAATTATAATAGAAGAGGTAGTACAGCATATATTAATGAACGTAGAAGTTCTAACATAAACACTTCAAGTCGAAGAGTAAACCAAAGAACAGCACCAACTCAAACTGTAAAAGTAAAGAAGCGAAGAATAAATAATAGTAGAAATGATAAAACTATCAACAATAATCCTAGAGGATTCGTCCGCCCCGAAAGCAGTAATAATGGCAGGAGGAGCAGGGTCAGGCAAAACATACCTACTCAACCAGTTAGGGCTAGACAGCCTAGAACAATTCAACCCAGACAAATACGTGGAGGACAAAGACCATCCGTATTACAACAAACTAGGACCAGCAGCCAACCAAGTAGCCAAAGACGTAGCAGCAGCAGCAGAAAAAAGAACTAGTTTAGTATGGGATACTACTGCTTCGGGTAAAAGGTTTGAAAAGCAATTAGAAACTATGCTAGGTATAGGTTACGACGTATATATGGTTATGGTCTACGCACACCCCATGATTTCTTATATCGCTAACTTTCAAGGAAGAGAGAGGAACATCCCAGCAGACGCAGTTTTCTCAACATGGAGAAACATTTACCAGAAGATAGAAGAATATAATCAAAAATTAAAAGGTAACTTATCAATCTTTGTATCAGATAGAGGTGGGAAATTTAATAAAGAAATTGAAGGTTTTAATAAAGCAGCACAAAAAGGACTTAGTGGTGTAAAAGAATTCCTAAAAGATTATAATGAAAAAAATAATATAGGAGGATCATCATTCTTCAAACCGGTAGAGATGAGTAAGGAAGAAGAAACAGAGTTTATTAAACACGTTGGAAGTGTAGCTTGGGATAAAGATAATAGATCAGAAGATAAAGCAATTAAAACTGCATTTTTAAAAGCATTTAGAAAGAATGGAGTTGGACCAGGGCAAGATAAACTTAGAGATGCAGTAAAAAAATACAAAGATTCATCTCTAAAGAGAAGTCAAGATGCAGACGCAGTCTTAGATAACATATTGGATATGATCTACAACCCAACTTTTCAAGAAAAACTAAAACATTCCTCAGTATCGGAAATAGATTCTAGAGTACAAGCATTTTTAGCATGATAGCACTATACCCAGGAGCATACAAACCACCTCATAGAGGACATTTTAATGTAGTTAAATCATTGTTGGATAACTCCTATAATGGTTCTATATACGATAAGGACAATTATAAAGAAACAGGTGCTAACTTACTTAAAGGAACAAGCGTCAGTAAACCTAAGATTGATAAAGTTATAGTCTTTGTAGGCGCAGGAGAAAGAAATGGTATATCTAAAGAAGAGTCTATGTCTATATGGAATATATACTCTAATTATTTAGGTAATGTAGAAATACTAGATGGAGGAAAAAATCCAATGTTTGCTGCTAAAGATTACGCACAAGCAAACCCTGAAGAAGATTTTGTATCGGTAACAGGTATTAGAGGAGATAAAGACTTTGTGGATTTAAGAAGAGTAACTACATATAAGAATGCTCCTAATGTACAAGGACTAGCACTTGCAGCAGCACCCGACTCAACCACTAGAGCAACAGACTTTAGAAATTCAATATTATCAGGAAACTTAGATAAAATAACAGATTTTTTTCCTGAAGATTTATCTAGAGAAGAGATACTACAAATACTTACAGATTTAAAG